AAAAATGTTCGATTTGTCCACTTATGCGAAGATGTACTTTAGAAATCCATAGAGCTTGTTTTGACAGCTTTGTGGAAGGTTTCAAGAAAGGGGCCAGAGCTGCTGAAAAAGAAATAAACAAGAAATTCAAAACAGGAAAGTAATGAATAAGATAGTAATCGAAGTAACCTCTAACGGATGGGAAACAACCGCAACCATTAATGGTAAGGAGTATAAAGAGAAGCATGTTGCAACAGCATTTGGATCTGAAAGTGTTGAAGGTAATTTTGAAAGCGAAGATGATATACCGAAAGAAATATATGACGCTTTAAATTCATCTTTCCCCTTTGAGTGTATGCAGGCATTGTATTCCATTGAGGATTAACGTAACACTAATGAGAAAGGAATATTTATGATAGAAATAGATTTGAATGATACCGTTAGTGTAGAGCTTACAGAATGGGGAGCCGCATATCTTAATGCAACGAATATATTTAAGGAAATAACCACTACACAGAAATACCATTATAAGACTGACTATAAAGCAGGTGATGTTTACAAAAGCCAGCTTTGGGAGTTGATATTGGAGTTCAAAGATGGGATTAGATTTGATAAAGAGAAGGCTTTTAATAAATTGAAAAAAGTAATTGATCAATAAGGAACAAAACTGAACAGAAATGAATGAATTAGAACAAGATAAAAGATATGTTTTTGGAGATATGATTATAGTAGCCAGTATTGACGCAAATTCTAATCCTATCTTAAAAATTAGCACAGATGCCGGGAATGTGGTTGTAATGCCATCATCCGATAATAAGATTATTGTAAAATCAACCATGGGAAAATACATTAAATTATGAAACAAACATTAGAAGAAGCAGCCAAAAGTATGGCTTACGATAAGATGCCTGATTGGGGAGGATTGCCAGCAGTGGCGAAGAAATATTTTATAAAAGGTGCTGAATGGCAATCCAAGCAATCGCCTTGGATAAGTGTTAAGGAACGGTTGCCAGAAAAGGATGGGTATTACTTTGTTACTGACGGTGATGTTATTGAGAAAGTTTATTTCTTTGAAAGATGGAATAAGTTTGCATCAACTAGGGATTATCCTCATCTATTTTACGATGAAGGAGTGATAAAAGCATGGTTTCCTATTCCGTCTTTTGATGAGATATTAAAGAACAACAATAAAAAATGAAAGCAATAACCATAAAACAGCCGTGGGCCTCTTTGATAGTCCATGGTATTAAAGACATTGAGAACCGTACTTGGAGCTGCCCTAAGAAATACTTAGGGCAGAGGGTACTGATTCATTCAAGCGGTAAACCTTTGAATTATGATAATTTCTATGATTCAATACTTACCAATGAGCAGTTATTGGCATTACCGGAAAACAAAGAGTGGAAAGATTTTAGTTTTTGTACAGGCTCCATAATCGGAAGCGTCGAGATAATAGACTGTGTACAAAACCATCCTTCCATCTGGGCAGAGAAAGGAGTTTATAACTGGGTACTAGCTAACCCTATTCTCTACGAAAATCCAATTGAGGACGTGAAAGGCAAATTATCCTTTTGGGATTATCCCAGTATCAAAGAGGTAAAGATAGAATGTTCGGAATGTGGCAGTATAGAAATAGCTGTTGAGGACTATACAACGGCACCATTCCCAACTTATTTGCATAGGTGTAATAAGTGTGAACATGTGATTATAGAAAGTGAGTGGAAGGAGGTAAAACTATGAGAGATTTTTATGAACTGATAAACCAATATCCATGGACTACTATTTTTCTTGCTATTTTCATTTATGAAGTGATTAAATGTGTGATGTCTAATTTGAAAAAGAAATAGCCATGAGCAAACTATACAAAGTAACCATTTTCGGGGAATCATTCTTAATCGGGTGGTTCCCTTTTTCTTCACGCTGGTATAACAAGCTAAAGATAATCAAATGATAGTACGTCATTTTATAAAAGTTCCGGTCCAAGAGTAGCACTTAGTACTATTTCCGACAACCATGCAGATGTCGTGTTTCTGTATCAGAATTATGGGGATTTCAGCGGGGATATAGAGTATCTTTATACCGAAATCGTAAATCGGTTAAAATTCAAAGGGCTAATCAATTAATGAGCCGGGGCTTAGTGCTCCGGCTTATTTCTGCTATATACAGAAATGTCTAATTTCCTTTCCATCGAAATAAGACATCGAATTGTTAATAATCAGTTGAGCTTTTTTCAAGTTCTCCACATAACTATCAAATACCCTACTGTAGTCGTTTAGTTTATCATGCTTTATAATTACTATATTTAGATTTCTGACAAGAATCATTATTTGAGCCAATATAGAAAAGTCAGAACATTCCTTTCTTGTCAGAATATTTATTGCAGGGATAACAAACTCATTTTTCCATTTGTCAGTTCCGGCATATTCTCCATTTGATGTATTGATTAATGGAATAAATAATTTGTAAATTTCAAGGAAAACAGAACCTTCGATTGTTTGTGGATTGATAGTTTTGGTACTTCCAAATAAATCTAAAAGTTGCATATAGTATGTATTCCATTCGTCCATTACTCTTTGGTTGTTTTCACAATACTTGTTATACACTTCCATTATTAGAGTTGGTGCTTTATTTAAATATTCTATTTGGTACAAAAAGTTCATTATTTGTTTTCTATTCTCATTTTCTATTTTCTTGCTTAATCCGAAAATGTATATATCTGAGAACTTTTCTAATGGGATTTTATTAATTTCTGAAAGATGAATAATACCACTTCTCCAAGGTGCAATGTTTAAATCTGTATTTGTTTTTATTTTATTAGAAAATGTTTCTAATGAATTTATATAATCTATTAGAGTTGCATTACTTTTTTCAACCCATTCATTTATAAATTGTTTATACTGTTTTAGGTTATGACTTTTATTATGCCGTCTTATAAATTCTGATATAATAAAACCAGCGAAGAATGTTAAAATAGAAATTACTAATGATATTAGTGAAATTTTTGTTGATAAATCTAAAGTTTCATACCACGAAACTTCAGCATTGATGTGATTTGGCAAATGATAAGTAGTATCATTAAGCCAAAGCGGCTTGAAAACCTCATTGATACTGTCATTTGCCCATTTAAATATGTATTTTTCACCCATCATTTTTTACTTGTGATGCTATATTATTTTATTGATTAAACATTCGGATTCAATTTTATCTCCTTACCACAATGAGGGCAATGTATAACTCCCTCTTTAGGTTTATCAAAGAGTTCTGTTACTGGCACACCTAAAGCGGTGGCGATTTCTTCAAGTCGGCTTATGTTAGGATTTCCATTAAGCGACTTTGATAGTCCGACTTCTGTAATACCTATCATACCAGCAAGGTCTTTAAGCATTATACCTTTTTCTCGACAGATTTCTTTTATTCTAAAATTCATAATTAAACTATTTGTTTATGTTGCAAATATAGTCATAAAATTATATTCTGTATAAGAAAATCCACGCAATAATACTATTAGTTTAATAATTGATATTTATTAACTAATTTCTTATTGCTGATAATTATACTATCTATATATTTGCATCATAATAATTAAACAAGTAGTATAATTAATAAATATAAAGACTATGGCAGCAAAGAAGGTTGATGAAAAGAAAACATTGAAGTATGCAGTAGCATTCTACTTCTGTACATCAGGTAAAATAAACTTCATGTTAGGCAATAAAATGTATCAGCATATAAATACTGTTTATGACCAAAGAGAAGATGGTAGAGGTTTCAATACTTGTGAAGTCGTTTATAACTACAAGGCTCAAAAGTACGAGGTTCTGAATGTAGATACAGAGATAGGCAATAAAGAGATTACAATATTATAAGTTTAACCAGCAGGGCGAAAGCCCTGCGCAACAAAAAAGAATATGACCAAGAAAGAATTAATTGCAGCACTTGCAAATGTAAATGATGACGCGGTGGTATTGTTTGGCACGAAAGAAATTCAGTTTTTCGGTGCATTTGCTACACAGGTATATATTAACTGGGATAGTAATGAGGTTCTTATAGCCAATAAGCACACAGATGCCACAACACCAGTTTACTGCGAGTTATTACATGAGGATAAAACGCATTAACATAAATCGGCAGGGCGAAAGCCCTGCGCAATATAGAAGAATATGAAAGAAAATATATTTTTAAAAGCAGTTATAGAAAAACCGTTATTGAATAATGAACCAGAAGTTTTACACCTTTTCGTTCAAATTATCAATGAAATAACTTCTTGTATGTCAGAAGACGAGTTAAGAGGCTGTATGAACTCTTTAATAGTAAGATACCCTTATTTTAAACTGTTTTTCGATTATGGTTTCGGACATAATCATATGTGGGTGAAAGCATCAGGTTCTTTAGAAAGATTGATATTGGTTGAGTTCTAATCCGGTAGCCTTATGGCTACCACAATATACACGATTATGAAAGCAGATTTAGTTTTAGTTATCAGCCCTGAAGCCCCACTGATGAAGCAATTGGGCAAAGTATTAGGTAGGTTGTGCTCTATGTGTGACTTTTCTACCATAGAAAGAGGCGAAAAGTATGTCACGATACGGCATGATGAAACAGGGCTTGTCGTGGCTTATACGAGTGAAGAAAGATTGAATGTGAAAATGAATTAAGAATGAAGAATGTATTAGAATCTTTGAAAGAAAGTGGCAAGAGTGGCAAAATCACAATCAGAGAGGCAGCTATAAAGCTGCATAAAGCAGGGTGGACGAGTTTTGTAGACGTGGATAAAACGAAACAATTACTTGAATTATGAACTCAATAAATGTAAACGGTTGCAGCGTATGCCAGCCCGGCAAAGAGAATTACACTACCTACGCAACGAAGTTAGGCAGAAAGAGAGTGAGAATGTACCAGTACGACTACCGTACTGAAAGTGGTGAACTCTTTGCTTGTTGTGCGCCTACCTTAGAGGCGTGTAGAGAAAGACGGGACAAATGGTTGGACGCTAAAAATAAATCAGTATGTTGACAATAGAAATACCAAAATCAAATAGAAGAAAATCCGAGGAAGACGCACTTGCATCTTTCAGCCTCTCGGAAATCAAAGAGAAAGGTGAATGTGTTTACTTTCATTATGGCGTAGGATGGGGAAATAACTGGCCTCATTGTTGGGCAAAAAATACTGGAAGTGACGCTAAAGACAGACACCAAATTTCGGAGTTGGCGCACGATAATGTCATAAGAGCATTTATAGACAAGGGCTATTCTGTCAAGTATAGAAGTGAAATATCCGCCGGAAGATATGTGATTATCAGAGGATAGCTACAATGGAAATGAAAACGAAAACAAGTAAAGTCACGTTTCTACTCCGTTCCAAAAATCTGCAAAAAGCATTATCTATCTTTCCCACTTTTCATATTAACGTTCATCAAAGAAGAATGCAAGACTTTACAGGTTACCAGTGAAATACTTTCCTGTAATTCTTTATCTTACCAGCAATTCGGCATTGATATCAACAAAGGAATTATAACACACATAACAAAGTATTGACAAGCCGTGTCAGTACTTTGTTTTCCTCATTTTTCCCCTTAGCTCCCTTATTAAGTACCTTCGTTTCTGTAACGCAAAAAAAGCAATTATGGAAATTATTTACAGAAAACTAGAGGAACTGAAGAAACTGGAAAACAATCCAAGAACTATTTCGGATGAACAGCTAGACAAACTTAAAGAGTCAATCCGAAACAATCCGGATTATTTCGAAGCCCGACCGATCATCCTGTCAGACCGTACTAGCGAATTGATCATTATAGCCGGAAACCAAAGGTATGATGCCTGTATATCGCTAGGTATGCAACAAGTACCGACCGTTCTTATTCCCAACCTGACCGAGGAAAGGGAACGTGAGCTAATCATACGTGATAACGTTAACAACGGACAATGGGACATAACCAAGTTGTTTGACTGGGATTGTAACGAGTTGCTTAATTGGGGTATGGAAGGCATCAGCTTTCCTGATCCGACAGATTTTTCAGAAGATATAGAAGACAGTCATAATGTACTCAAGAACGCAAACTATGAAGCCGGAGCTCATATCAAATATTTAGTATTTGAGGGGTATAAGATTCCAGTCAGTGAAAGCGAACTGGAAGCACTGAAAGCACGGGCTTCTGAATATTTGGATGAGAACGGTGTAATGGTTGGTTTTGTTAATAATCTACTTGGCTTATGATGGAATACATAGACATATCAATATTGAACCCGGCAGAATATAACCCACGCCTGCTCACTAATGAAGCACAAGAAGATTTAAAAAAATCCATCAAGGAATTAGGCATTATCAAACCGATCATCATACGTCAATCGGATAAACGTATCATGGCAGGACACCAACGTACAAAGACAATGAAGCTGCTTGGGTATACCCATGTTCCAGCCTTTATTCTTGACGGTGTAAACTCCACCGATGAAGTAAGGTTCAACCAACTTCACAACTATGCGGAATGTGAGTTGTCGGAAATCCAACCAGAAATCAATGTAAGTCTTCCTAAAGGAACAGAAGGATTTTATACTGTATCCAACAAAGATATCTCCATTCTTTCCAAAGGAGGAAACAACTCACGTGTTGTTGACCTTACGAAAATGATTCTCCGTTACGGCCAGTTTGCAAATGCCGTATGTGACCATACCGGGAAAGTGATCATCTCAACAGTATATGCCAAAACGGTAAAACTATTAGGTATGGACCTACTTGTATATGTCCTTCCAGAAGGGAAAGAAGAAATCGCGCTCAAATACTTCTCTAAGGAATATGGAGTGTTCGAGTATTCCCATCTGGAACGAAAGACCTATATACAGTCTTTTGCCCAAAAGGCACGGCTACGGCAAAAGAACGGGGTTCCAAGCAAGCGTAGCCATTCAACGTTGTATGAAACGCAGGTTATACCATACATCACCAAGGATATGCGCATACTCGATTTCGGTGCCGGACAAAAGGATTACGCAACCATACTGAAGAAAAAAGGCTATCTCATTGACGCCATTGAATTCTTCCACCGCAAAGATGGAGCGGACATCATTGATGAAAAGGAAATCAGGCAAGACTGTGCTTCCATATGCAAGACCTTGTCGGACTACGGGCTGTACGATGTGGTTGTGTGCGATAGCGTGTTGAACTCTGTGAACTCAGAAGAGGATGAAAAGAATGTCTTACTTTCGTTATCAGCATTATGCAAGCCCGGAGGAATGATATTCTGGTCTGGCATTCCGCTGCTGTTCGCCCAGAAATCATCTGAACGCAAGGAAACACACGACCATCGTTCTAAAGCCGTATTTCTTGACGCAAAGAACTTCACAGCCAACTTCCGTTTTGGTGAATGGTACTTCCAGCATTATCATTCCACAGCTGACATCGTCAGATTAAACACAGCTTACATCGGAAAGGATTTTAACATATTCGATAAAGGAATGAAGATAAGCCCAGAAAAAGAGTTAAGAGGTTCGTCATTTCAAGTAGCATCAACCAACGGAAGGAGCGCAAGTAAGAGTGATTATCTGAAAGCGTTGCAATATGAATTCACACTTCCTCTTCCCAATAATCGCAAATGGGATTTGGACAAAGAAATTATACCAATCTTTAAAACACTATAAACAATGGCAGCACCTAAAGGAAATCAGTTTTGGATGTTACGCAGCAAGCATGGCAGGGATAAACTCTTCGCCACGCCTGAAGCGTTATGGGAGGCGGCGTGCGAATATTTCCAATGGTGTGATGAAAACCCATGGACAACAAGAAAGGCTATACAACGTACCATGCCTGTTAGACGCAAAAAAGGTAAAAGAACAGAAACTGTTAATGAACAGCAAACACAACAAGAAGTTTCACCTACACAGCGCCCCTACTCTCTCACCGGATTATGTATCTATCTAGGTACTTCATCACGTTGGTGGAGTAGCTTCAGAAGTGAATGCATGAAAAAAAATGATGAAGATTTTTTGCACGTCATCGCGCGGGTGGAAGAAACCATCGAGACTCAACAATTTGAAGGAGCCTGTGTTGGCGCTTTCAATGCAAACATTATAGCCCGAAAGCTAGGGTTGTCCGACAAACAGGAAGTGGATCATACAACACAAGGCAAACCCTTCAACGGATTTGACTTTCTTCCCTATACTCCCGAAGCTGACAAATTGAAGTGATATGGAGCAAAAGATTAACTTAAAACAGCGATTGGCATACAATTTTCTTCGTGACAGCAAAACGAAATTTTTATTGTATGGTGGTGCCGGAGGTGGTGGTAAATCATGGCTAGGCTGTGAATGGCTGATGCAATGTGCCTACTATCTTCCCGGTACTCGCTGGTTTGTTGGCCGAAATAATTTGAAGGATAGCCGTGAGTCCGTTACCGTGACCTTCAATAAGGTAGCATCTTCTCACAGCTTCACGGCATACAAGACAACAAATGAAGGGATAGCCTTCGACAACGGAAGTGAAATCGTTTATATTGACTTGACGTATTATCCGGTGAAAGATCCGATGTATGAACGATTGGGGTCTAAGGAATATACAGGAGGATGGATAGAGGAAGCTGGTGAAGTGCACTACCTTGCCTTCGAAGTCTTGAAAACCCGTATCGGCCGCCACATGAACGATGTATATCATGTACCCGGAAAGATACTTATCACCTGCAACCCGAAGAAAAACTGGCTATACCGTGAATTCTACAAGCTCTGGAAAGAAGACAAATTACAAGCTCCTTATGCATTTATCCAGGCTTTGGTGCAGGATAATCCTTGGGCAACAGAAGACTACATCGAAAGTCTTCGAAACACAAAAGACCGGGTAACAAAGGAACGCCTATATTTCGGCAATTGGGAGTATGATAATGACCCGACTGCCCTGTGTAACTACGACGCTATCTGTGACTTGTTCACGAATGAGTTCATTGCTCCTGCAGGTGAATCTACCGGTTCTGCAGACCTTGCAATGAAGGGACGAGACAGATTTATCGCCGGTCATTGGAAAGGGAATGTGTGTTTTATCAAACTGGATCAGGAATACAGTACTGGAAAATCCATTGAAACAGACCTGAAGCGGATGATGATAGAATGCTCAATTCCTCGTAGTAAGATGATTGCGGACTCTGACGGATTGGGGAACTATCTTGAAAGCTATCTGAACGGTATCAAGGAGTTTCATGGAGGAGCACGACCTATTAATCCTGAATTTGACAATTTGAAATCAGAGTGTGCCTTCAAACTGGCTGAGATGATTAACAATCGATTGCTTCGTATTGTATGCACGGAAGCACAGCGAGAACGGATCATTGAAGAATTGTCAGTTCTCAAACAAGCACATATTGATGCAGACACACGGAAGAAAGGAATAATCAGCAAAGAAAAAATGAAAGAAATATTAGGTCATTCCACAGATTACCTTGATATGCTGATAATGGCAATGATATTCCGTATCAAACCAACACCAAAACGACCAAAAGCAAAAATAGGAAAGATATGACAGTAAAAGAATTTTTAACAATAAGCAGCATTGCCACCGAACCCGAGGTCATTAGAACCAAGTTGGATGAACTGAGAAAACCTTATCAACTAGGGCAGTATAAGACACCAGATACCCTAAACGACATAAATATGGGAGAACTGATGCAACTGCAATCCATCGAAACAGAACACGATATATTGTTCGTTCCCTGTACTGTACTGATGGGGCTGAGTAAACGTTATATATCCCAACTTCCAGCTAGCGATGTACTGGGATTCGTACAATGGGTGGCCAAAGAAGTTGAACGAATAAATAAACTATTCGCGTCGACTAATGTACCACCCACACCCGAAGAGAAGCAAGCAGGATCCGAATTGCTAAATTTTGGACCTTTCGGCATGATTGATTACTATGCGCAGCGCATGGGTATCACTGATCATGCAGAAGTAGACAGCGTGCCATGGGTCAGAGTATATAAATGTCTTGACATGGACGCCAAAAGAGTAAGATTCGAACGTAGATTAAGAAACATATTAAGTAAGAAGAAATGACGGTAGAGCAAAAAATTAAAAAGATAGTAGACTCCATGGAGGGTGTAAGTTACCTTTTTGACAACTGGCAAACAGCCAATATAAGACTGGACAAGATTAAATTGCCGGCAGTGCTTAATCTCCTTCCTGTAAGCGGAACTTTTAATCTAGGCAGACAGCAGTTAAGAGACTGCCCTAACTGTATGATGGCCTTCATGGATAAAACCAAGTTCGATTTTGATGGCACAGAAAATGATGCAGTGATAGAAGGATGCAAGAATAAAGCCAAAGAATTCATATTGCTATTGAACAGGAGTGGGATGTTCAAAGAAATATCAGGAGATATCCCTTATTCTGTTTTCTATGACAAGCTGGATGTTAATGTAACCGGAATAGTTATCCAACTTAAGTTAGAAGAGATAATGGGTACTGTTATTTGCAACAAGAGCGTGAAAGAGATTGTATATGGCAGCAGAAACTAAAGCCGGAACCCTAAGGATAATAGGTGAAGAGCTGGAAGCGTTACGCAAGCGAATTATAGCCAACCATGAAGCAGCCGGACAAGTAGCCAGTGGAAGGACAAAGGGCAGTCTGAAAGTAGAAATGTCGGAGGACGGAGGCGTTTTGTGGGGCAGGCAGGCATTCGCAGTACTAGAAACCGGACGTGGGCCAGGGAAAGTTCCGAAAGGATTTTACAAGATTATCCGCCAATGGGTGGAAGATAAGGGTATACAAGTAAAGAAGCCCGATTCCTTCGCCTACCTTGTCGCTAGAAAGATAGCCAAGGAAGGAACGGAACTATACCGAAACAGAAAACATGAGGAAATCTATTCCCGTGATCTAGAAAATACCGTGGACAATATAGCTAGCAGGGTATCGGCTATATATGAAACAGAAGTTGAACATATAAATCTGAATTTCGACAATGAGAACACATACGATAGATAATACAACAATTGAATATCCTGACCAAATAGGATTCTGCTTTAATCCTGTGATAATAAATATCCTTGGCGGAAACTATCAATCTGTTACTGCAACGGTAACGGACACCACCACAGCCACATCAGACAGAGAGAACAGAGCGACGTTCGGTGGTTCCTGCTTCTTTGACCTATCATTCTATACGCAGAGCTATTTTGACGAATACAGAGAAGTCGATTACAAGTCAACTCACGCCGAAGATAGTAAGTTAGGACGTCTGTTTAGCATAGAGCTTGATATGTATAACGAATCAGGAACACTTGAAAACAGCTTCCAGTTCAACGTATTCATATTGTGGGGAGCCAGTAAGGTTGGAGAGCAGTATAATGGAAGCCGAGTGCTGACATGGTTCAAAAACTACCCATTCTCTGTAGGCTTATACTCTGCAACATCAGGGAATGTAAAAGTAACTATAGATGGTTCCGAAAGCTCCCCTATCGCATTATCAGGACAAAATGCATGGAATATCATTCTTGCTGGAATAGATGCTTCAGACAGGGTGGAATTTTATCTACCTGGAAGTAATACGGCAGCATCTGTTTTTGACCACACCTTTGATTTCACCTTCCGAGGGCTGCTCAATATGGCCACAAAGATCACTTGTAAGGTTGACAATTCAGACTGTGGAATATACTTGAGATGGATCAACCGCCATGGAATGTGGTGTTACTGGCTATTCATGCAAGGAAACGAGACTTCGCAGGTATCCAATGACGGAGAGTTCATCAGAAACAATATGCAGGATTACAGTTACAAGAACGGATACCATGGAGGTAGCGGACGAAAGCAAAGGAAAATGGAAGAAACGACACTTCCCGTATGCGCTCCATTAATAGACAGCATAACTTATGACTTCCTTTACCAAATGGCCACATCTCCTGTTGTTGATATGTTCATGGGCTATGATGATAACGGTAACGCCAGATGGATGGCCGTAAATGTGTCTGTGGGAAATTTCGTCAAACAGCGGGTATCACTGCAAGACTTTGAAGCGAACATTATATTACCTGAAACTAACGTGCAGAGCTTATGAGAAATGAATTATTATATGTCGGTGCCAACAACAAATTAGTAGATATGGATGACAGCACCAATATCACATTAAAATACAAGAATAATATATTCACCGATATAGGCAAAATTGTAAGTAACACAAGCTACACTATTAAACTTCCAAACACAGTGAGGAATCAGTCTGCATTTCTTCACGCAGACCTGCCATCCTGCCAATATTCCGTTGCTTCATTTTACCTTGACGCTAGATACATAAGAAACGGAGTAGAAATTATCAAAGGGGCAAAAATATACTTGATAGGCACGTCTGATGTGTTTGAAACCGCATTAATATGGGGAAACGCAACACAATTTTCAAGTATTGCCAATGAAGAAAAAAAACTGCAAGATTTAAAAGAACGTTGGCATTATGAAAGCCAAGGGAATGATCCATTTCCTGATTATTACATCGAATGGAATAGCGGAAAGAACGTAAGCCAATATGATAGTCATGGAGATTTCTTTTTCCCAAAAGTAAATTACAATATACGTTCAGCCGATAAAGACTTACCCTATCATCCGGCAGTTAAAGCAACATGGATTTTAGAACATATATCACTTGATAATGATGTGATATTCATTTTTCCAAGTGAACAGCAAGCAGTCTTGAACAAGCTGTTTATCCCATTGCTGACAAGAAATGACGGGTTGGAATTCTCTCAAAAGAATGAACTGTGGTTGAATGCAAAATATTACCTTAACCAAGGAACCGGGCCTATTGAACTTTACTTCGAAAACAAAGAATATTCATCATATTATGGAACGGTAAATAAAAGCTCGCTAAGCGAAGGCACATTCATTAGTGGAATAAAGACAAAAGGAAACTCCATAAAGCTCAATGCTTCAGGCAAAGTATCAATACATACTTTAACTTCTTTCTATCCCAGCAATGCAGCCATGATAGCTTATTATATTGAGAACGGAGAGAACAATGAAATATTCAACATAGGATATACGGATATAATAAGCAATGGAGGAAACTCTTACAATATTACGTTTGAGTTCGAAGGTGTAGAGTCTGACTCAGTAAACAAAGGTACAGATATCCGGTTTGGATTCACAAATATCGGATTTATTGCAGACGTATCAAACGGTGTAGATGGAATCATAAATCTAAGAATGGAAAACAGCCTTGTATCGCCCAAGCAACCAGACGAAAGTATTCTTAACGGGAATGGTCATTACCCCATTATACCAAATTTGCCAGATATGACACAGCTTGATTTTATTAAAGCAATATCTACCATGCTAGGCGTATTTGCATATCCTATTGAAGGCACGAACATTATAAGATTTATGTCTGTCGATGATATCATAAAGAAAAAAGAACAAGCGTACAATTGGACTAGACGGGTAATAGCATCGTATATGGCCAACAAGCCTAAAGAAATGAAATTCACTATCGATGGCTTTGCACAAAGAAATATACTTAAATACAAAGACGATGATACGGTAAAAGGCAACTACAGTGGAGAAATTACTTGCTTGATCAGCTCATTAGAGAAGTCTAGAGAAATGGCAGAGTTGAAATTTGCAGGATGCGACATGAGAGGAATTACAGCATTCATACGATTGTACAAATATGACGGAGAGGGAAAGGCTGAACTGCAAAAAGTTCAACCAAGAATACTTCTCGAGGAAAACAATGGAGGTCTATCAAATGGAACCTTCACACAATTGTCGTTCACAGATATCATAAAAAGATTCTACACAAGCTTTCAAAATGCAGTGTATACCCCCAAAATCATTAAAGAAAAAATAGAAATAACAGAAAAAGACTTGAGAGACTTAGATATGACCACTCCAGCATATCTGGCCCAATATGGGAAATATTATGCAATTCTATCCGTTACAGCAGAAAATACAGGAATAGCAAATGTTGAATTATTACAATTAGACATCTAAAATTATGGCAGACAAAGTAGAAAAGATACTTGATATCAAAGTGAATTATAATGAGGCTATCAAAGCTATAGCCGAGTATCAGACAAAAATCGACAAAGCCAAAGAAGCAGAGGCGAAACTGAAGGAACAGTTAAAGGCTGGAGACATAAAAAGGCAGCAGTACAATGAAGAAATGGCGGCATCTAAAGCCTATATCAACGACTGTAATGATTCGATACGTGTTATAACGAAAACAATGCAAAATCAGCTCAAGCAGGAGAAGGCACAAGAAAACAGCCTTGTTTCTCTCCGTGCCAAACTGTCAAACCTAACGGCTGAATACGATGCTTTATCCGAAGCGGAACGTAAAGGTGCTAGCGGCACAGAATTGAAAAACAAGATTAATGAGGTTACTGATGCTCTAAAGGGCGCTGAAGAAGGGACACAGCGGTATTACCGAAATGTTGGCAATTACAAGGAAGCTATAATGGAAGCCGCCAATGCCAATATCCCGTTCGTGCAGCAGATAAATGTAATGGTGACCTCCTTGGGTGGAGTAAGAAATTATTTGTCTGGAGTAAAAACAGAAATGCTTACTGTTTCGACCACCACAACCGGCTGGATTAAAGTTTTGAAACTGTTGAAAGTTGCTCTACTTGGAACTGGTATTGGAGTATTAATTGTAGCTTTAGGATCTTTGGTATCATGGTTCACCAAAACACAGAAGGGCGTGGAAGCAGCCAATAAAATAATGGGGGCTCTGGGTGCCACAGTAAATGTCTTAATAGACCGGGCAGGCAAGTTGGGAAGTGCTTTAGTGAATCTGTTTACCGGGAACTTCAAACAGGCGGGGAATGATGCCAAATCCATATTCGCTGGTATCGGTGATGAAATAGTCAATGAAACCAAACAGGCGTGGAAGCTGGCAGAAGTCTTGAATGAGATAGACAAGAGGGAAGTCATGCTGTCCATGTCACGTGCCGCTAACCGAGCTGAAATTGAGAAGCTGAAAAAAGCTGCTGACGACCAGACCCTGTCCACACAGGAACGTATCAAAGCTGCGGAAAAAGCTGCAGCAATGGAAAAGGAGGACTTAAAAATCCAAACAGACTTAGCGAAAGCAAGAATTGCCAATATGCTCGGATATACTAAAGTAACAAAGGAAGCCCTTAAGACCATTGAGGACATGCAAAAAGGAGCAATTACAGCAGATGAAGCTATTGGAAAAATCGGTATATCGGAAAGCACTATTGATGACCTTAGGAAATTAAGCGAAGAAGTAAACAGATTAAGTGAATTGGAAGAAAGCAGTTACACCCGTCAGACAGAGCAGCAAAACACCCTAAACTCTATCCGCCAGGAAGGTGCAGACAAAGCAAAGGAAGCAAAGCAAACAGAACTGGAAGCAGTAAGGGCAGCAGAAGATGCTATGCTTGCCTTAGTGAAAGACAAGAGAGAACAAGCACGGAAAGAGATTGAATTGAACTATTCCCGGCAGATTGAGGATTTGCAAATCAGTTTAAAGCAAGAAGAGAACCTTACCGCCAAGGCTCGTGAAGCCATCAACGCCAAAATAAAGGCTTTGGAACAACAAAAATCTATGGAGCTTAGCAAGTTGTCCGATGAGGAGCTGAAAAAAGAACTGGAGAACCGTTTAAAAATGATATCCCTGCAATTGGAATCGGTCAAGGAAGGCAGCGAGCAGGAGTATCAGTTAAAGATACAACAATTACAGGCACAATACGAGGCGGAACTCTCCAGCACAGAACAGACCGAAAAAATGAAACTTGCCATCAAAACTAAATATAACACTCAAATGGATGAACTTATAGCCGCCCATGAGCAGGATATTATCAACAAGCAACAGGAAGCCATGCGCATACGCTTTGAAACGGAAATCGCACAAGCATATGATAACGAAGAGGAAATTCTTCGTATAAGGATGGAACAAAAGAAAGCCGAGCTCGATAGCCTGCAGCAAATGGAAGGTGAAAGTATAGAAGCATTTAATCTTCGCAAGCTGGAAGCACAGAATGCTTATCTGGAATCCAAAAAAGAACTGAGCGATAAGGAGATTGAAATAGAACAAGCTAAATATGAAGCAATGGAACAGGTGACAAATGGCCTTGTAGCTCTCACAGAACAAATTGGGGAGTCTGACAGAGGATTTGCTATGGCAAGCAAAATGTTGGCTTTGGCAGAGATCGCCATCAATTCAGGTAAGGCGATCGCAAAAATGGTATCCGCTGAATCAGGGAAAGGTATTCTTGGTATAGCTACAATGGCATCAGGTATTGCAACAATCCTTTCTAACATTGCAAATGCTGTTAAGATAGTAAAAAGTGCTAAATTTGCAGAAGGTGGTTTGGTTACAGGACCGGGGACAGGAACGAGCGACAGTATTCCGGCACAGTTGTCGAATGGAGAATCCGTTATAACCGCCAAAGCTACGTCCATGTTCGCCCCTATCCTATCATCCTTCAATATGATGGGTGGAGGTGTACCTATTAATGTAACAGCAACGAATAATCAAACTTTAGGCGAAGATATGCTGGCCAGAGCAGTCGCCAAAGGAATGATGATGGCTCCTGCCCCTGTCGTTTCTGTAGAAGAGTTTACTTCAGTTGCGAATAGAATTAAATACATAGAAGAAAGCGGTAGTTTATGAAAGCATACGAACTATTATATATAAACAGGAACACTCTTAGGATAATGTCTGAAATGTCATTAGATGCATCAGATATTAAATACCTAGAAATGTATAAAGACTACACCCGTCTTACGGCTGAAGGTCATAAAAAGGCATATATCATGCAGTACCTGGCAGATGAATACAGCATTTCAGAAAGGACCATCTATAGAGTCATTGACAGGTTGTCCGTTGACGTTTCAATTCAATAAGGGGGAAGATTATTCTTCCCCTTATTTTTTTACTGACAAAGCGTGTCAGTGCTATTGTGTTCTGAAATTCTTATAGCCATATACCGTTTTTTACCTTTGCTTCAAAATAGATTATATATGGCGAAATTATACATCAACAAAGATATTGTTGCGGATAAAGACAAAATGGAAAATTGGTATCTAACTGGTGAAGAGGGATTGTCTTTTCCCGATATTCAAAATTTCCTATCTTGGATAGATCCGAATGACCACGTTATTGATATTGAGATACATTCATGCGGTGGTGATGCCGTTGAAGGGTATGCCATTTATGACGCCTTACGTGCTTCAGGAAAGCAAATCAGCTGTACTGCAGTAGGACGATGTGCATCCATGGCAACCGTGATATTATTGGCCGCTGCAAAAGAAAGACGTTTTGCTTATCCACATGCAAAGTTTCTTATTCACAAGCCTTATATGGCTTCATACGATGGAGACCTTGATCTTGAAACCCTAGAATCAATAAAATCAAACTTGGAGAGTGAAAAAAACAAGATGCTAGCTTTGTATGTAGAACGCACAGGATCGGAAGCCTCAGTTATCGAAGCCCAAATGAATAAAGCCGGTTGGTTTGGTGGTGAAACAGCCAAACAATTAGGTTTTATCACGACCGTTCTTATGCCTACAACTGCCAAAGGGAGAACTTACACATTTAATAACAAAAAAATGAACAAAGAAAAAGAAGTAACAGTGAAGCAGACTATCATAGACAGGCTGCTGGCCAAATGCGGCTATCAAAAAATTGAAGACGTACAGGTCGTATCTATGGAATTGACAAATGCCGAAGGTAACACGCTTACCGTGGAAAGAGATGAAGGTGAACCCCAAGTAGGAGATACAGCAAGTCCCGATGGCGAACATGTCATGCCTGACGGAAAGACTATCATTGTGACAGATGGCGTTATTACAGAAATTAAAGATCCTGATGAATTGGAAGAGGATGAAGTGAAAGCTTTAAAAGCCCGTATAGAAGAGTTGGAAACTGAGAATGCTTCTCTAAAGACGAATGCCCGTACCATTGAGGACAACAAGATTCTGAACGCAGTCCGTATGGCCGGGGGCGAAAACTGGCTGGCAAAACATTGTAGTACTTATAAAGTGTCAGCTCGTACCCAAACGTTCAACAAGGGTATAAAAGGAGTAGAAGAAAATGAAACGCCTATTCAGAGAAAACTTCGTGAAGAAAGAGAAAAAAGAAACAACAAGTAATAAAAGGAGGGGAAATGCCTATTTTAGATTTTGACAAACTTACACCTGATAATCAGGCTGTAAAAGACTTGAAAGACCTTATTCAGTTAACAGTCTTTCAAAACGAGGACATGGAGCGTTTTATGACGTTTATGCCCAATGTGACTAACGGTAAAAAAGCAGGTTTTATCGGTGAAATGGAAGATATCGGAGTAGCCGGCTCCGGATGCGACCCTGAATATAAAAAAGTGGCTATCGCTGCCGCCCAAAAGGAATGGGAAATCGGGGATTGGCAAATTCCTTTGGAAATGTGCTATACAGACTTGGAAAACACCATTGCCAAGTACTGCCTTAAAACGGGAACAAATATAGGAGACCTGACATCGACCGAATATATGGACGGTATTGTACTGCCGAAGCTGTCTGAAGCTATGATGAAAATGATGTGGCGTTTTACATGGTTTGGAGATAAATCAGCAGCGTCTGTCACTGGAGGTGGTCAAATCACTGACGGAGTAAACATCGAACTATTTAAAACATGTGACGGTTTTTTCAAACGTCTGTTTGCCATCTGTACCAACAATGCCGAACAGCACACTGAAATTGCAGCCAACGCAGAAGAATCATATGCATTACAAAAATCAAAGATGAAAGAAACAGGCATTGCCACATCAATATTCGATGCGATGTTGCAAGATGCCGACAGCCGGATTTTCCAAAAAGACGGATGCGCAATTTTCGCCACCAAGTCAATGTGCGATGCTCTGACTCACGATATGAAAGAAAAGTACAAGGTAATCATGCCCTGGGAAGTTGTATTTGACGGTGTAGAGGTCAGCAAATACGATGGAACAACCATCGTTAAATGTTCCATTTGGGATAGATTTATTCAAGCCTATCAGAACAACAAAACCAAACTTAACTTACCGCATCGTGCTGTTTTATGTTCTCCTGAGAACTTGATGTATGGATGTGAGGGCACCGAACCGATGTCGGACTTGGATATCTGGTTTGATAAGAAAGCCCGCAAGAACTACATTTATTCAACAGGAAAATTAGGTTCCATGATTGGCGAAGATGAGTTGGTACAGGTAGCATACTAACGAAAAAGAGCAAATATGGCAATATGTGATATAACAATCAAAAAGGACATCGCACCATCGTGCGATGATCCTATCGTTCCCGGGCTGGAACAGGAAGGTGTGATAATGAATCGCGCAGACGTGGATTTCGGTGCGGTTACATTCAACGCAACCCGTAAGAATGTGATCGAAACTCTTGCACTGAAAACAGGTAAAAAAGGTTACAAGGTACAGGTATTCGGTGCAACCCCCTTTACTGGTACCAATACAACCTTGGCAACAGGAACCTATCGTAACACGTTTACTAACACAGTGAACATGGTTGTATTAGCAAATGACCCCGATGTATGCAATGACATTATTGACGGGCTTGCTAACGGTGATTTTGTCGTTGTATTGGAAAATAAAGCCAAAGGGTTAAATAAAACCGAAAATCCGGGAGATTCAGCTTTCCAGGTTTACGGTTACTACCAAGGTTTGAAAGCCGCAGAGATCGGCAATGACAAGTATTCCGAAGAAACGGAAGGGGGATGGAATATCTCTTTGCAAGAAACCAAGGTTCCCAAATCAGCATTATTCTTGTACAAAACATCTTACGATGCGACAAAAACGCTTGTTGAAACACTGACAAAACCAACTGAATGATTATGGAGTTAGAAGAAGTGGTTGATAAATTAAAGGAGCTAGGAGAACTTCCCTCCTACTCCTCTTCTGATAAATCGGAGATAGAAAGATTGTACAAGGAAGTATTAGGAAAAGAATTCACCAAGACATCGTGTAACGACTGCTATCGCGATGCTGTAATCGAAATGACTGTTTACATCAAAAAGAATAACCGTATGAAAGAAAAATGTAATTACATATTAAAGAATGGTGTCCTGCTTCAACCGGAGTTCGGAAGCAATAAAATGTACACTAATGACAACCTCACTGATGAAGTTGCTGAAAAGTACCTTGCCAAAAATCCGAAAGGTGAAATTTATTTCGCCCATGTACCTACGGACTGGAAAGAACGTGTTAACAAATGTGGATACAATCAAAGCCTGCTTGATTCAATGGTAGAATCATTACAAGACGGAGTTTCTGAAGAATCCGTGGCTGACACGTTGAAAGATTTCCAAATCAACGGCAAGAAAATCAGTAAAAAAGTTCTGAATCTGCATCTAAGCAAGGCCATTGAAATTGTGAACGCAATGAATGGAGAAGGCGAAGATAAAGTTGAATAAAAGAAATAAAGGACGAACGTAAACCTCGCGAATATGAGAGTAAGAGATCTAAAAAAGAAAAGCAGTAACCGCATTGATACAAGCTATTTACAAAATCTAGGAATTCAAGCCTACGGACAGGACAACCTATATCCGCAGACATTAAAGAATATCATTGCTGCAAGCTCTACTGCATCTGAATGCTCAGACCGTTTCGCTGACTTCATTGAAGGAAACGGATTCCGTGAGGTTGCTTTTTCCAAATATGTAGTCAATCGAAAAGGTGACACATTGGATGATGTGCACATGTTACTATGTAAAGACATGTCCGAACTCAATGGAATAGCAATCCATGTTAACTACAATGTTTTCTGTGAGATAGTGGAGATGCAGCACGTACCATTTGAAAATTGCCGTCTGACAGAAGAAGATGAAAACGGTTATGTGGCAAAAATAGCAGTACATCCAGACTGGAGCGGAAAGAAGACACGTAAAGGGAAAGCTCTGCAGGTCAAGAAAGAAAACATCGACTATATAGATGTTTTTAACCCTCAAAAAGATGTTATACTGGCTCAAATAGAAGCAGCCGGAGGCATTGAATACTACAAAGGTCAAATCCTATGGGTGTCAATGGCCGGGAAAAATACTTATCCAGTCGGAAAAGGTGACCGGGTAGCTACAGAGATGAGTACCGATGAAGGTCTGTCCAATGTCAAGTACAGAAATGTACGAAATAATTTCTTCCCTGGCGCTATGATATTCACCAAAAAGGGATCGAACATAACCTTTGACGAAGAAGGCAACGAAGTGAAAGATACAGACGATGATGACAGTTTCTCAAATACACTCATCCAGTTGCAAGGTGATACGAATGCAGCAAAGATCATGGAAGTTACTTTAGAAAACGATGAGGAAAAGCCTGAAATAGTAAATATGAACTCACAAAATTACGACAAAGAATTTACCGTTACTGACGCAAGTGTGGTTGAACGTATTTATTCAGCTTATGGCCAAGAGCCATGGTATTGCATCCGTATTGGTAAAGTCGGATTCTCAGGCGATATTTTGGAAGATGCTTTCGAGTATTACAATTCTATCGTAAGCAAGCAACAGCGCTTAATAGAGCGTACCTTTAGCCGTATATTCAGCTATTGGTATGAGGTAGTCAACCCCTCTAATGATTATAGTGTTGAACCATTAAAGTATGTACGAAATGCAGCAGTATCTAATAACAACAGATGAGGTATCGGCTTTGTCTCGCGGAATGTCTGTACATCTCGATCCTGACAAGATAGAAACCTACATCCGTGAGTCGGAGAATATCTACATCAAATCAGCGTTGGGAGACGAACTGTTCCTTGACGTGAAAAAAAATCCTGAAAAATACCAGCTACTGCTTGACGGAGGTACTTATGAAACTAAATGTAAAAAGAAGATAATCATCACTGGACTTCGCGTAGCTTTGGCTTATTATACCTATGCCTGTATTGTCAAAAATGGAGATGGAAATGTATCCCGTTTCGGCTTCGTGAACAAGGAAGGTGAATATAGCAGTCATACAGTATTCAAGGAAAAGATGATGGTGTATAGCGATGCATGTAGTATAGCTGACCGCTACCTGAAAGAATGCGTGCTTTACCTAAAAGAATGCGGTATGCCACTTTATAACGGTGAAGGGAAATTAAAATCTAATAGAACTGTTTTTCGTGTAATAGGAGAATGAGCGATTCTGTTGACATATTAAAGAAACTGGCTCTTCAAGTAAGAAACGCATCTGTAGAAGGAGAGAATACAGCTGAAAGAATTGGGCGCATATTTATCGGGATTCTAGAAAACATGGATAATTCTGATATAGAAAAGCTCACCAAATACTTTTTACGCAAAGATAAAGAAGACACTGCCAATGAGCTGATCACGTTCCTGAAAGGTTTTTTGGTTGGTAAGAATGGTAGTGGAATTACTGTATTGGAAGATGGTACCTCTCAAGCCGTTGTTGACCGGCTTTATGTGAAGATTAAGGCTGTCTTTGATGAACTTGAAGTGAAAAAGAAAACGCATGTTGGTGGTGAACAGATCATATCTCCGGCCGGAATGAAGTGTGTCAGGGTGGAGGAACTTGATGAGAGCTACCACTGTTTCTTTTTGTCGGAAGTCGATGGAGTGACAATCAATAACGAATTTACAGTCGGTACATTAGCATTAGCCCAAGAATTTAACATTAAAGAAGGAACATCTCACAATGTATCCAACCGCTACTACTGGCGCGAGGTGACAGGTGTAGGAACTGACTATATTGACTTGAACAAAACTAATGCCGATAAGGACAGTGATATCCCGGTTGCCGGTGATGATATTATTGGTTTGGGACACTTGACGGATATCACCCGTCAGGCAGCTATAATCCTTTCTTCTGTTAATGAAACTTCCCCTTCCATTACTTTCTATCAAGGTATCAATACCTTTTCTTTGGTTGGCAAAGAAGTTATCGGGCTGGGCTTTGACAAGTCCACCGGACACGCCTATATCAATGTGTATGGTGATGCCTATATCGGTGCCAAGGATGAGAGCACTTACATCCGTTATACACAAAAAGGCGGTGTTGATATCAAGGGTATGTTCCATATCGAGCAGGGTTCCACCGGATGGCGTAACATGGAAGGTCTGCCGGATGAGATACAGGCGGCTGCCGATTTGGCCCAAAAGGCTCAGGATGCGATAGACAATGCGGCTGTCGGAAGTGTCAATCTGTTGCGTAATTCCGGGTTTACGGGAGATTATGAGACAGAGGACCTGTCTGCCGCTACCGAGCTATCGGCGGATACCGAACTTTTTAGCAAGCAACTGGAATATTGGACGGGAGTGGCTACCGTATCTGCGGACAGTGATGCCGGCTCCGGGTACTCTGCCGCAATCGGTAGTTTGTCCCAGTCCGTATCATTGATTAAAGGAGAAAGTTATGTTATCAGTTATAAAGCAAAGGGTACGTCTGTGTCTGTTTCGTGCGGTTCTTTCAGTGTTTCTCAACCTCTCACATCCTCTTATCAGAGATATACCCATAAGATCACCTTCAATGGCAGTGGTATATTTCTTATCAGTGGTACCGCAACCGTTTGTGATCTTCAGCTAGAGCGTGGGACCATCGCTACTGACTGGAAGCCTTCAATTCTTGACAATGACAAGGCAACAGCCGGTTTCCAGTCAATCAATTATATCGCCAGTGC